ACAACTTCCATCAATGGTATAATTACTTGTTATTGTTATTGACTTTTTTACTACTTGACTTGTATTTATTTTAGCTAAATAACTTCCACTTGAATTATCTATTGTAATGGCGTCCGATAAGTTAATCCCTCCACTTGTTATTGTGCTATTGGCTGTTAAATTAACGCCTGTAAAATTACTTACTGATGAAGGTATTACTACACTATTTGAGTTCGTTAAAGTAACATTGTTAGAACCTGAAGCTATATAGTTTGCATCCCCTCCAATTATATTACTATTATAACCTAAGTTATTATTATTGCCACTTCCTGAACTTCTATTTTGCATTTGAAATACAAGACTATCACCACCTAAACTATCACCTGGTAAACTAATATTACTAGGAGCAAATACTTGATAATCGGTTAACTTTAATAGTTCGACCATTGTACTTTGTGGTTTCATAAAGTTGTAATCCTTTATCGCATTAACTACATAATAACCATCGTCCCAAACTATATTTCTAAAATCAAAGTTCTTAATATCGTAAGCACTTAAATTATAATACCGTCTTTCAATCTTTGAGTTCTTATCAGTTAACTGATTTATCATTTTTGAATAAAACCTGTTATACAAATTGTTATTAGTATAAGTTGCTTGAGGATAATTATAATAAACTTCTTTTGGAGTATCCCAATTTAAAGTTAAAGTAGGGTTATAAGGATTATCGCAATCCCCAGCAAACGGATAATTAGAATAAGTTGTTACTGTATTACCATTTGACCTCCATAGATTCCAACTGCCATAGCTTAAAGAAATTAATCCTCCATAATAAAGAGATCGTATGTTTGCTCCAGTTGGTTTTATTGCACCTGATTCAATTTTATAAATACTTGGTATGACTAAACCATTTACATAATTACCTATTATTGGAGTACCCGAATAAATTACACTTACATCTTTTGTTTGATTAATAAAATCATTATCGACATACTCTATATGTTTACCGAAACTTTCTTTGTAATCATTTTGATATTTGTCATTATAATAATCTGAATCTTCTTTGTATTCTAATTCATATCGTAAAAAATCTAATTCTCCTATTGGCAACACTTCACGCTTCATAGAATAATCTCTTTTATCGGACCAATCTATTGAGCCACTATAAAAATTCTCCCTATCTTCAATAAAATAATTATATTCATTTGTCTTATCCTGAACCATGTAAAGATTATGCAATTTAAACTCCGACATTAACCAATCTATTTGTTTAATATTAATCGGTAATACTTTGTTTAAATCGACTAAATCATCTTCATCAATATTTGTATTTACATAATTTCCCGAGAAGAATGTTTTTGCACTTTTAACCTTTGCTGTTACTTGAGCTGAAGATGCACCAACATAATTATAACTATTATCATAAAAAGAAAATTCTAAATTCCAACCGATATCAACTTTAACATCTAATCCGCCATATAAAGCAAAAGCTGGAAGTGATATTTTACGTTCTATATTTCCGATACTTAAAGGATAAAAAGCATTAGGGTCAAAAGCAACCCAAGGATTAAATACAAATTCTTCATAAGCAACAACAACGTTATTAACTTTTATAGTATAAAATATTTTTCTATTATTACCTAAAAAAGCTACATAAGTTGGCGAACCTGAACCCGTATATATTAAATCTAAATCTAAATTGATAACCGCTTCTATATTATAATTAACATATTTAAAAGCTGCATAAGTATTTGTGAATTTACCATTTGCTGAATTGTATTTACCAGCAGCGTTATTATAAGGCGAAGATGTGGCATTAAATAAAATAGTATTTGTTGTTGGTGTATTTTGATTCCACGAACTTGAAGCTGGAACGTAAGCTGCATTATTAGGTCCAACATTAAAATTACTTGACCTCCCAACATAAAATTGATTGTCTATTAATTGCTGAGCTGTTTTTTCAAACTTATCTCCACTTGTTGGAATGATTTGACTTTTGTAAAAAGCTGAATTAAAAAATGTTGATGTATAAGAATATCCAGCATCGGCAAATATTTTATCTAATATTGTTTTCTTATATAATGCGGGTCTAAAGTATTTAATCTCAAAATCCCTTTCAGCTACTGGAAGCGTATTACCCGAACTTGGCATTACTTGATTACCATAATCTATTAAAGGATAAACATATCCATTACCCAAAGCAAATGAAACAGGCGAACCAGCTACTTGTATTGATGTGGCCCAGCTATTAGTAACGTTGTTAAAAGTTAGATTGTGATTATAAGTACTAAAATTTAAACAGTTAGTAAACGAGGTATCTTCGGGATTCGATAATAACTTATCTCCTATCTTTGTAAATACATTTCCGATAGTTCCCTTACAGCTACATTCATAAACAACCTCACCAGTTGAATCATCAACGTTAATTTTAATTAGTTGTAAATCTCCTTTAAACTGAAGTACCGAATTAACATAATAATATATGTCACATTTCTTATTAGGATTAAAATAATTTAAACTAATGTTTGACTTCCATATTAACTCAAAGAATTTATTAATATCCTTAGTTCCGGGGAATGTTATTGTCTTTGAAAAACTTGCATTCTTTTTATCAGGGTTTCTTATGTCCGATATTAAAAAGTTAAAGCTAATAGGAATCTCATCAATATAACTAACATCGTATTCTATAGGAGTTGCATCTTGAGTATATAATAAAATCTTAATATCGTTCATTATCCTTTTTGTCTTTGGTTATTGTGAGTAAATAATAAATCAAAAGTTAAGTTCTTTAGCTTATCGTTATTCTTAGATACATAAGTTCCATTAGTTACCTTTACCGAAGCATAACCCTGAGCAATTCCCAAATCTAACTTAACATCGGGCGAAGAAAACAAATCTTTATACTTTAATAATTCTGCTTTCGTTACCCAGTCGCTATTTAACTTTAATCCATTTTGAACGTTTACAATAGTTGGTTGTTCTACTGCTACCGAATAATCCAAAGTCATTACATTAGACACATTAGTCCAAGGTGAGCGTTTAAAAGTAGTACTTGTTTTAGTTGAGTTTAATTCCGATACCTTACTACAATGCAAAGTTTCATATGCTCCTGTAGTCGATAAGTAATGAAGTGTAAAAACATCAAATCTTGGACTGCATTTTATTGTATATCTTTTAATTTTAAATGGAGCAGTTTCTGAAGATACCTCAGCCATTATATCGTAATATTCAACCCCTACTAAGTAACTTGCATTAATCCCGTCTATTCCCTTTTTACCGACATCAATACATACCATGTTATTTCGATAATAACCTACACTAGGTGAAGTTAAAGCATTATAACTATTTGTTATCGTATAAGTATTTAACACCGATCCCGCAGCATTATAGGTTCTTAAATATATTTTAGGTAAATCAGTTTGACCTTCTAAAACCATCCAATATAAAAAGTTACTTCTATTATTATAAGTATAGTCATCAGCTAAGTCCGATAACAAAACAGGATAATTAAGATTAGGAGTTGTACTTAAATCCCAAGTATAATTTTTACTATTGTATTGTGAAAACGTAAGCATTTCTAAACTACCATTCCAAACAATGTAATCAATATCAGTTCCCGAATAAATAGTTCCTGGTAAAGTAGAGCCGTAAATCTCACCGATGTTTACTCGTATCTTACGAATACTTGTATTTTGTTGAAAGCCATAAACATTAACAGGAATGTAATTTGTCATTAATAACTCGCTAAACTTTGAAGCATCGAATTGAAGCTTGCCACTAGGATTAGGTAAAAACTTCTCAGTTATACTATAACCACTTAATATATCAGTTACTACTATGTAATATTTAAAGTTAGCTGAAGCTGTTTGTGAACTCGAAGCCACGAACCATTGATTATTATAACAAGGTACATAACCGTAATATAATGCATCAGTTGGTTTACTAAGTATTGTTATCGCCATATCTATTTGTCTTTAAAACTATTTCTATATCTTTTTTCATTGCTAATCTTATATCAGTTGCTAATTTCTCTTGTCTGCCATCTTCCAATACCGAACTCAAAAATTGATTACCTTGATAACCTTTATTCTTTAATTTACGCCTTACTAAAAAGTCCATTGCTTTAACAGCATCGGCAAACTTCATTTTCTTTAATACTTTTGTTTTACGATTAGTTTTATTTAATCTATTCTGAGTATCAATCCTATCTTCTAAATTACTCTTTTGAAAACCTGGTATTAAGTTTCTACTCTTTATCCATTTGTCTATTCTTGCATCTTGACTAACACCCGCTGCCTTTCTTCCACTATCTACAGCTTCCCAATAACTATTTAAGTAAACGTTTAACTTAATACCCTCAGATGAATCTACTATTAAGTATTTAATTGAAGCACTTAAAGCACTATCACCAGGATTAGATGAACCGCCAGGATATTTACTTTTGTAACTTGCTGCCCTTGCTTGTAATTTGTCCGATAAACTTTTACGTAAATCTTCTACAACCTTAGTACCGAAAGCTTCTAATATTATTTCAACTTCATTCATTTATACTTTGTGCAAATTGTTCACTCTCTGCTTTATGCTTCATGTACTGTATTCGATTTAAAAACCTAGCAATCGACCATTCCATTAATTCATCTTCTTTAAAAGGATCACCACCTGTTATCGAATCAATTATAAAGTACCAACCATATTCTCGCCTGAAGCTTTTAACTCCCTGTTCACTTCCTCCATGTGAATCGCTATCTCCTTCTGAACCTCCTCCAAAGAGTTCAACAAATCCGCTTTCAATTTTTCGGACCTGCTGGAGTAAAAAAAAAGTGTCCCATAGACATCACCCACCTTTCCATAATTATAAATAACATCGGCTATTTGTTCTACGTTATCTGAGTTAAATTTATACTTACTAAATACAGGACATTTAACATATATCAAAGCTAATATTTTATGCAAGTTATTAATGACATCGGTTTCATATTGCTTAAGAGCTGTATATTGATTTGTCTTAAAATCTTTCTCATCCTTACAAGCTTTGTATCTTGTCCCATCGTGCCAAAACGTATTTTTAAGCCTTGTGTTGGGTTTACTATTGATTAGTAGTAATACTTTACTCTTAACTTTTTCAAGTTCGTTAAAACTCATGTTTTCGTATTCCGATACCGAAATGTCAGTAAAGCTAGAAGCTATCTGAATTATCTTATCAATGTTTTCTAAACTAGAAGTTCTTATATTCTCGTATTCGATAAACTCCTTAATAGTTAAATTGTTTACATTAGTTGGAATCATATATATATAACGTTTAAAATTTTACTTTTGTTTTCCGAACCATTGGCTCGGATTTATATTCATTATTCAAACAGTTGGTTTCAATTTGTAGCCAACTAATCAAAGTCCATCCAGTCCGATAAGCTACTTAACTTGTTGAGTGCTAGGTACCTAAGTGCGTCACATAAATGATTATCAGCATCAACAGGCACTTGCATTTTATTTCCATCCCTATCAACGTCCCAACAATAGTTTCTTAACTCCTTAATTAAGTTAGTGCTATTCTCAGTTACCTTAAAGTGAATTTCTTGCAATAAAGATATTGAAGCTCTAATACTATCCGGCCCTTTCTTAGCTGGACTTACTGAAAATCCCCTTCGCCTTAAATCTTCTATTGACTTTGGTTCGGCACTATCCGCTATTATATCAGAGTATTCAGATACTCCGAGTTTAATTAGTTTGTCTATAATATCTGAGTTAGTTAGTTTAGTTTGATATATCAATTCATCGAAGTAATATTGTTGCCCTGACTTATAACAAGCTACTAAAGCTGTAGGGTCATTTGAATATCCCCAGTCTAAAGAATAAGCAATCAATTCAGCATCCTTAGGTATTGAAGGAGCAATGGACCAATTCTCAAAGACCGTACCTTGTAACGTACCGATTTCGCCAAGACCATATACACGATACCAATTCTCCCAATGTTTACTTGTCTTTGCTTTCTCTTTAGCTTTTAATATAAAGTTCAATGCACTTTCAGGACATGCTTCGTTATCTAAATAATTGATAGTTAAAAAGTCGACATCGTGGTCACCCTTTAATTCTTTGTGAAACCAAAATTCGTTAACAGGATTCCAGTCTAAATAAATACCTTTCTTTGTTCGAGCTGCTAATTCAGTATAACTATGCAAGGTCATATTATTGCACTCATTCATGTATAGATAATCCCTCCTGGCACCCCTTAGTTTAGAATCACTATCTGCACTAAAGAACTCAATAACCGATTGATTAGCAAATGTATATTTAAAGTCAGTTCCATTCCACCTATCATCTTGCCAGCGTTTAGTTTCTACCATTATCTTTTTAAAGTCTTTGATTGCACCCCTCTTTAAATGTGGAATAGATTCAGCAACAACACTTGTTTCGGTTAAAGGATATTCAGCAGCATCATCTATTAAGATAGGCAGAATCCCAAATGTTTTTCCCGCACTCGTGCCCCCTTGAATGCCTTTGACAAATTTAGTTAATTCAAGTATTTTGTCTATAGCAGTTGTTCTGAGAAACATAACTATTTTTAATTAGTCATTATTGTTTGTAGAAACATCTAATTTTGGGATTCGTCTATCAGGGAATAATGGTTGTTCTGTGAATACTGTTTGAGTAATCTTCTCACTTAATCCTAATTGTTTAGCAATTAAACTTTCTTTATATATCCCAACTGCTGCTCTGCTAAAGTTATGCTTGTAAATATAGTCCTTTATGCGTGTAACGATTGTACAATAGTCATCATAAGAATTATTCGAATTATCAATATAGTGTTTAATTGTAACGTTGTCTTTGCCTTTGATTTCAAAGTAGTTAGAGCCGAAATATTTGAAGCCTTCCATTGTTGGAGGTTCTTGGGTGTGAATTTTGACTGTTCCTAATTTAACGTGTGGTACTTCCATTTCTAATACTTCTAGTGAGTTTAAATACTCTTGAAACATGGTCCAAAGTTCTTCAGGTGTGTCTATATATTTTTTAGGCATAGTTTAGTCCGATAAGAGTTTATCCTTGTCCTTTGTTTGGTTTAGTTTTCCTATCTCGTTTACAAATTGATTTCTTTGCCTTACCGACCTTTCGTTTACCGAATGTCTTTTTAATAGTTATTTCATTCTTTGCCATTTATAGTCCGATAAGTGTTTGTTTAAAAATCTAATAATAATTGTCCTATTTTATCATCTCCAAATATTCTACACAAATCATTAACATTATTTATATCATCTATAAAACAAATTAAATCATCAGTTTTGTAAAACCATTCAATTCCATAAATAGGATTATTTTTAATATTTTGTCTTTTAAACTTTTTATGTAATTTAGTTTCAAAATTAGCTGCAAAATCTATTTGTTTTAATATTATTGAAGATGGTGCATATTTCTTAATTTGTTCTAATCTAATATTTACATCTTTTGATACTCCGATTTTAATACCAAAATCACTTTCTATAAAATATAAATGTTGAATATTTGTTGTTGTAACGTTACAAACATAATCAGATATAGATATTTTGTATAATTGATATATTAAATGTAATTGTGAATTTGTTATGTTTTTGCTAATTTTTGATATATCTAATATTATTTTTTTTAAACTTGATCCTCTATTTTTAATACCTTTTGGTCTGCCATTAAGGTTACCACTTTTGCCTTTTTCCCATTTTTTTAAATTATTAATTTCTATATTAGTCTTTGCCATTCCAAAAGTTTATTGATTCGTATTCGTCTTGCATTAGTTTAGTATAATATAGAATGTTCCGATAAGAC